CCGCTCTTGAGCCTCATACTGGTAGGTTACGGGTTAATGGGACTCCTGTTCATTATGATTCATTTATCAACAATCTCATCATTAACTATCAGAGGTCTCAAAAGGCTCGTGAAAAATTTAGCTGGAGAGTAATAACCCATAAAGCTATTCTTCCTGATAATTCAGTTCTCTGGCCCAGTTTCTTTTCTAGCAGTAAGCTAAAAGAAAAAAAGAAGTTTTATCAGGATTCTGGACAGGCATCAAAGTACTATCAAGAGTACATGATGGAGGTTCAGTCAGAGGAAGATTCTGTATGGAGTAGAAAATATATCAAGAGATGGGAAGGGTATTTTGAGAAGGATGAAGATGAAAGGATTAACTATATCGTTCAAGACGGAGAAAAGAAACCTATCAATACGTTTATCGGTTGTGACCCTGCTACTGATATTGATACTAAAGAATCTGATTTCAGCGTCATTATGGTTGTGGGTGTGGACACAGATAATAATCTATTCGTATTCGAGTATGAACGCCACAGGAGTATTCCCACTGTTGGCTCGAAATCTCTGACGGGTGAAATTTTAGGCAAGAAAGGTGTCGTAGATTATATAATGGAACTATACGATAAGTACCGTTGTACAAGTGCAACTGTAGAAGACGTGGCTATGAACCGCTCTATATTCCAAGCATTGAATGATGAGAGGAGAAGACAGAATAGATTTGATGTTGCAGTTATACCTGAAAAACCTGGGGGAACACAGAAGAGAAATAGGATTTATAGTGGCCTAAGCGGTAGATTTGCTACTGGAACAGTACATTTACGAGAGAATATGTTTGATTTGGAGAACGAAATCATTACTTTTGGGCCAAGAATGGCACATGATGATACCATTGAGAGTCTTTATTACGCAAATGTGCACGCATTCCCCCCCACTTACAAACTTGAGAAAGGAAAAAGTAAACCTAAGTGGTATAAGCCTAAAAGAAAGGCAAAAAACTGGATAGTAGCCTAATGGCTTGGAAATTCAGGAAAGTAAGACTTAGTAGAAAAAAGAGAGGCTATGCAAGAAAGAAAAGAGTTAATCTTTGGAAGTTGACAAGCAGAAGAGGAAGAAAGCGTAGACGTGCCTAGGTTTAGCAAAAGATCAAGATCACGGCTAGGTACTTGTCATCCAAGTTTACAGAAGATATTTCATGAGGTGATAAAGCATTTTGACTGTACGATTCTTGAAGGAGCCAGAAGCAAAGAGAAACAAGACGAAGCTTTCATGAAGGGGAATAGCAAAGTCAAATGGCCTAAGGGAAAACATAACAAAGTCCCTAGTGTGGCCGTTGATGCTATTCCTTATCCAATAGATTGGGGGGACAGAGAAAGAATGAGTTACTTCGCAGGATATGTACAGGGAATATCAACTCAGATGGAGATTCCTCTCCGTTGGGGTGGAGACTGGGATCAGGACACCGAACTTAAAGATAATAGGTTCGATGATTTAGTTCACTTTGAGCTTACAGAGTAATGGCAAGAAGAAACCAAAAGAAAAAAGCACAAATCAATAAACAGCTCTGGGATAGAGCAAATAGTATCTATAGAGTCAAATGGCAGACTGTGAGCCAGAAGGGTTATGATTTCTATTTAAACGAACAGCTATCTACTGAGGAGAAGCAGGCTTTAGAAGAATCTGGTATGCCTTCTTTCATTATCAATAGGGTTACACCTGTAATAGAGATTATGAAGTATTTCATTACGGCTAACAATCCTAGATGGAAAGCTGTTGGTTCTGAAGGATCAGATGCAGATGTTGCACAGGTACATTCAGATGTGGCTGATTATTGTTGGAATCTCAGTAATGGTAAATCTGTGTACTCACAGGTTGTCCTTGATAGCCTTGCGAAGGGAATGGGCTATTTCTTTATTGATGTAGACAAAGATGCTGATAGGGGAATGGGAGAAGTGGTATTTAAGAGGATAGACCCTTATGATGTCTATGTTGATCCCATGAGCCGTGATTTTCTCTTTAGAGATGCTTCATTTATCATGGTAAGAAAGAATTTATCTAAAACACAACTAAAGGTGTTGTTTCCTCAATTTAAAGCAAAAATCACTAAAGCTACGGGCCAGAGCCAAATTGTAAATTATAGTCAGACAGATTTTGGGGATACGGATTCAGTAAGGATTGAAGATGTATCAGATACCATTGATCCGACTACTTCTGATATGGATGAGATAGTTCCCTTCTTTGAGTGCTATAAGAAGATCAAAGTTCCTCTATACAATCTTACTATAAAGATTCCACCTACACCAGAAGAACTGCAACGTATTGAGCAAATGGTACAAGTAGGAATAAAGGAATATGAGCAAGAAGCCGAAGTCCAGATAAAGGAACAAGCAAAATCTATGAAAGCTGCGGTTGAAGCAGGAGAGATGATTGAGGAAAGAGCTGGGCTGGAGATGGAAAAATTACAGAGGCAAATAGAGGGAAATCTAGAGCAGCAAAAACAAATGCTTATGGCGAGAGCACAGGAAGAGGTATCCAAGGTTGAAACTCAGATAGTTTCTGAGAAAGAATATAAAATTCTTAAAGAGAATACTACCTTTGCTCAGAATATCGTAGATGAGGTAAAGTTCTTTCAATCTAGGATAAAAGTTACATGTAGTCTTGGAGAGGATACTTTTTTATACGATTACATTCTTCCATACGAGCATTACCCAATTGTTCCTGTCCCCTACACATATACAGGAACTCCATATCCCATGTCTGCTGTAGTTCCTCTTATTGGAAAACAACAGGAGATAAATAAAGCTCATCAGATAATGATTCATAATGCAAACCTTGCTTCCAATCTAAGGTGGATATATGAAGAGGGTTCTGTTCCTGAGGATGAATGGGAGCAATACTCCTCATCTGCTGGAGCCTTGCTTAAGTATCGTCAGGGTTTTCAACCACCTACTCCTGTTATGCCTGCTCCAATTAATAATGCTTTCTATACTATGACTCAAGAGGGTAAAGCTGATGTAGAGTATATATCTGGTATTCATTCTTCGATGATGGGGATTGCACAGGCCCAGCCAGAAACATATAGAGGATTACTTGCAAACGATGAATATGGGACAAGAAGAATCAAAGCATGGATGGGAAGTGTTGTTGAGCCTGGGCTTGAGCATCTTGGCAGAGTTTTTAAGGATATAGCTCAAGCGACATACGCAGTTCATAAGGTATTTAGGATTGTTCAGCCAGAAGCAGGGTCTGGGGATAAAGAACAAAAGTCTGAGATTAACATCCCAATCTATAATGATTTTGGTGAGGCAATAGGAAAGTGGATGGATTATGCATCTTCAACATTTGATGTAAAACTAGTTGCTGGTGCCACTATGCCTGTTAACAGGTGGGCATTATTAGAAGAATACTTCAGATGGTTCCAAGCTGGTTTAATAGATGATATTGCTATGTTAGCAGAAACAGATGTAAGAGGTAAAGAGGCTGTCGTTGAAAGAAAGTCACTATATTCTCAATTAAGCCAACAAGTTGAAGCACTAGAGGAACAAGTGAAGGATAAAGATGGTACAATAGAAACCTTGAGTAGACAAATTGTTCAAGCAGGTATAAAGATGAAGATTGGAGAGTCGGCACTAGAACAAAGAAAAGATGTGCAAGATACTAAGGCTCAACAGAAGCTATTAAGGGGAAGTATGAAGAAAGATTACGATAATTATTTAAAAGATTTGCAAAGAGAAGTAAAAAGTAATAGCAGTGAATAAGGAATTGATTATATTTGCTGTTTCTCTTAAATTAACACAGACATGATGAGGAGTCTATAATGGCACAAAACACAGGCAACGCAGCCGAAACGGCTGCCCCCGAAGTTGAACCAACCTCTACAAATACTATAGGCGAAGAAGAAATCAGTGATTTTTTCACTGCTCTCGATAGTAGCGTCAATAGTATTTTGGCTGATAGTTCGGACAATCAGACAACTGCAAGTTCTAGCAATAACACGCAACCAGTAGAACGGCATCCTGATGAACAGTCGCAAGGAGAAAATTTTCAGCACGAAGCTGAGAATCTCTCCAAACGGTACTCGGATTCCAGTAGAGAAGCCAAACGGCTTAACAACCGATTAGGTGAACTGGAACCATATGTACCCATCCTCGATGCAATGAGGCAAGACCCTAATTTAGTCTCTCATGTGAAAGACTATTTTGAGGGTGGTGGAGTCGCACCAACAAGCATGAAGGAACGCTTAGAGCTTCCAGAGGACTTTGTTTTCGACCCAGACGAGGCTTTTAGTGAAGGCAAATCTGACTCAGCAAAGCTCATGAATGCTACAATTGATGGAATCGTTCAAAGACGGCTGACAACAGCTAATCGTCAGATGAGTGAAGATAATCAAAGAGTGGCTGAAGAGCGAGAGTTCAGACAGACGCATGATATGTCTAATGAAGAATGGGATAACTTTGTGGATTACGCAAAGAATCACAAACTTGGATTAGATGATATTTTTTATCTAAAGAATCGTTCTGGGAGAGATCAGAAGATTGCTGAGAATGCGGGGAGGCAGGTCACGGAGCAAATGCGAAGTGTCCAGCAACGTCCCGGCTCATTAGCAACTGTCGGTAGTACCGAATCTGAAATCTCAGAAGATGACAGAGTTTTTGATATGCTAACTGGTGTTGACAGTGGATTAGATCAGTTGACTGGTTAGCTAGAGTAGTCATCTAGTTCAGTCAACATAACAAGGAGCAAGAACAATGGCTGATACTAGTTATCCTTCCGCATCTCCTCTGGCACTCGCCACGAGCAGCGGATTAACAGAAGGATACGCGGCCTCTCAGGGTTCGAGCCTTTCTACTGGTGATCTCAGACGAAGATATAATTTCGGTACACGCTTTAGCGAACTCGCTATTGCACAAACACCGTTTTTTCGTCTGGTTTCTACTATAGCAAGAAAGCCTACGGATGACCCATCGTTCAAGTTTACAGAAAAACGCCAGTCATGGATGAAGCGTTATTGCCATGTTGTCGGTATGATAAATGCCAGTACAACGGACGTATTTAACGATGCAACCTTGACGGGTTATGGAGCTGACGCAACTATTGCACTTGGTGATACCGTGAAACTGTATATGGCTACCGATTACAAGTCGGCTGGCAATATACAGAATGTTCAAGGTCAATCATCTGGTGAAATTACTGTCGGTGGCTCTGGTACAGCTCCTGAGTTTCTGATGCCTAACCAGATTTTACAGGTAAACCTCTCAGCTACGGCTGGTGGCGGAACCACCATTTCAGATTATGCACTCGTAAGAGTGACATCTGTCGGTGCACAAGCTACCAAAAATAGTATGGAGACTAAACTTGTAGTCGGTGAAGTTGTCAGAGCGGCCTCTGGTGAAGTTTGCTCGTTCGCGAGCAATGCACCAGTTTCACAGGTCTACGACAAAGTTATTCATAGCCAACTTGAGGCTATGCGTACTTATGTTGTTGGTACTTCCTACGCGGAAGGCTCTCAACTTCTTGGGCAATCATGGAAAGATAACCCATACAGCACAGGTTACGGACAGACTCAAATCTTCCGTTCTGAGTTCGGTATGACCAACACTGCTCGGGCTACAGCCCTTAAATACGAGCCGAATGAGTTCGCTCGTGTTTGGAAGGACAAGCTTACCGAGCATAAATGGGAAATCGAACAGGCCGGGTTATTCTCCGCTCAGAATACTCAGACAGTTGCACATACCCAAGGCGCGGTTGATTATGTTCTCGGATTCGGGAATATCTTCAGCTGGTCTACCTCTAAAACGGTAGATAGTTTTCTAGATGACATGAGCAAATATCTTGATCCCCGTTACAATAACGATAACGCTACTGTTTACTTTTGTGATACAGAAGTCTACAACTGGTTGCACAAAATTGGTGGGTTCTTTTCACAGAACCTCAATATAGACGACCAGATCAGAGCTGACCTCGCTATTACGGGAAGAAAAAAGGTAATGGGTTTAGACATGACCACAATTAGTACCGTTTATGGTTCTATGAATGTGGCACGTTGCATAGCTCTCGATCACAGTGCGGTACGCATTCTTGGTGTAAACATGAAGAATGTTAAATATCGCCCTCTTGTTGGCAATGGTATTAACCGTGATACGTCCGTGTACGTTGGTGTCCAATCTTTGGAAAACACCGGCACAGATAAACGTGTTGATATGATTCTGACGGAAGCTGGGTTCGAGTGGCAGATGCCCGAGAGTCACGCTATCTGGAAATAGTGATGAATGATCCAAGTTTGGGGGCGGGGGCTTTCCCCTCCTTTTGTCCTCCGTCCCCTTGCTTGTATCTTTAACATTGAGAACAAAGGATTATGGCAAATAAATTAATTATTAGAGGTTCAGTAGAAGCTCAGATTCATACGACTGAAACTGTTGACACAAAAAGTTATACCGTTTATAGCGTAGATCAACAGGTAGGTAGCAATGGTGGCTCATTTGAAACTACCTATACTGATGCAAAGGCTAGAAAATATACAGGTGTTGCATTAACAAATAGCGGTACACCATTAGTAATATCAACTGATGCAGCTTTTGAAGGAACATCAACAAAAGCAGGGGCAGCACCCTCTACTGTAAAAGCATTTTTTGTAAGCTATGATAGTA